AATTATTTTACAAAAATAAGGGTTTCCCCTAGACAGAATATCTAATATTTTGTTAGACTACAAGAACTGAAACAAATTCAGGTTTAACCAAAAAGGAAATTATCATGATTACAGAAACACAAGCAACCATCCAAGCTCTCTCAACAGTAGAGTCTTTAACCTCAGACATCGATGCACTCTACGTGCTCGACCAACAAGCCAAAGCATTGGCTGACAAAGTCAAAGAATTAAAAGCTTCCATCGCTAACAAATACGACGTTGGCACACACAAAGGCGAGTTGCACTCAGTCAACGTTGCTCTCTTCGAAGTCAAGGGTACAGTTGACTACCAGGCTTTATGTGTTGCATACGGTATCACAGAAGAAGTTCTCAACACCTTCCGTAAAGAAGGCCGTGCTGACATCCGCGTTACCCCCAAGAAGTAAATTTAATGCCCCTTCGGGGGCTATAAGGAGATATTCATGAGCGACTCAATAAGATTTCAAGCAGACGAAAGCCGTGCAGTTTATGTCGGTAAATTTGATCAAGACATTTGGTTGTCCATTCAAGTGCATGGCGGTGGCGCCCATTGCGTCATTCCAAAGGAAGAGGCATTAAAGATGCTCAAGACTTTAGAAGAGTTTCTAACTCATATGGAAGATGCATGAGGGTACAACCCATCAAGAACATAGAAGTAGAGCCTTGGCTGTTAGAGAAACACTACGCCAAGCGCATACCTCAGATCATGTTTGCATTTGGCTTGTACGTAGAGGAGGTGCTGACTGGGGTGATTACGTATGGCATCCCAGCCTCACCGTCTCTGTGCATGGGAATTTGTGGAATTTAACACTCAGAGCAAGTATTGGAGTTGAATCGGATATGCCTCATGAACAACAAAAACAACGAGGCAAGCTATTTGGTGGCACACAGCATTAAACAGCTTCCCAAGCCCTCCATAATCGTCTCATACGCTGATACAGAGCATGGGCATGTAGGATATGTCTATCAGGCCACAAACTTCTTGTACACAGGCTTAAGCGCCAACAGAGTAGATTGGACAATCAAAGGACAAGAGCACAAGCACTCGAAGACCATATCAGACGGCATGAGCCTTGAGACTATGAAGGAAAAGTATGGAGATGACTTTTATTATGTGCAGAGATCACGCAAGCACAGATACATTTATTTCCATGCTGACAAGAAGTATAAGAAAATGTTAGAGTCTAAGTTAAAATATGCCATCGAGCCTTATCCAAAGGGTGACTCACGTCGATATGACTCTGGTGGAAACGTTTCCATACAAATGAATTTGTTTTAAGGAGAAAACAATGGACAAAGATTACGTATACACACCTGCAGGGACTGACATATCGATTCGTTGGAAAACAATGGGATGGATACCACCAAGCGAGCAGCCAGAGTATCAACAGAAGTGGAAGTTCTACCAAGAGCTACCCATGCGCAAACTAGATGATAATGCCAAGAAAGAGTATGAGGCAGTCATGCGCAAGGCCAAAGTAGCAAGGATTAAATAATGGGTTTCTCATCAAGAATATCACCTACCAACAGAATCCGAGAACAAATCAATTTGAGGGATTTAGTTGATAAGCATGGCTTGGCTCTACCCATAGAGCCGAACTTCGAAGAACCACAAGAGGATATTTCGGAAAGTCCACAATTGGCTATCCATGCAAATCTTTATGTGTTCAGTGGCCACACATTGGGAAATCTAGTAGACGAAATTGTTGAGTTTGCCTACCAAGAAACATTCAGCATGATCAAACGAAAAATGCAATTCATGGAGGAAAACGAATAATGGAAAAGAAAGAACTCAGTGGGTTGGCTCGCCAACTCCTACAAACATCAGGGGCTCAGACGTTCTTCACTCAGGCAGAGTTTGACGATGCTATAGCAATAGCCCAAGCAGAGATCATGCACATAGCGGTGGAGACTACCAAAAAAGCCATCTTCATTGAGCGCCAAGCATGTGCAGATCTGGTCTTAGAGCTTGCAGATAGCGAAGATGAGGGTGAGACATGCACAGCGCTTAAAAACGCTTCTAGCGCCATTCTGAACCGCATACCATCACAAAGGCAGTAGTATGAAAGACAAAACTGAATGGGCTCTATACTTGACGTATGCTTTTGCAGTTGTGGTGATCTTATTGGACATGCTATTTTGGAGGCAAGGATGAATAAGGAAGAAGAAGAAACCAACCAATCCATCGAGGAAGAATTCCAACGCATGGTGAGGCGCAATGACTGGAACGCAACCATCAGGATGGAGGTGCCACTGACCACCAAGCTTGTAATCCCTGACATGTTCAGGAATGCAGTATTGGAAGAAGTCGCGCTAGAGTTTGACAAGCTGAAGAACTTCGGAGATACAAGCCAATCGTTCGCAGCCTTTGTTCGAGGTATGAAGAAATGATCAATCCACCATCAAAGGATGTATGTTTGTACTTATCTCGTTATTACAACGAGCGAACAGGAAAACAATTCGAAAAGCTGTCATGGATGTGGCTTCTCTGTTGGGGGTTTTACGATCATTGGGTAGAAGACTGGTTACAAACAGAGGATTAAACATGGCAACCGCAACAAAAAAAGTGGCAACAACTCCACCTAAGAAGGCAGTGGCAACAACTCCAAAAAAAGAAAAAGTGGTAACGTTACCAGAGAAGATGTACTCCATGCCTGAAGAGGTCAAGGAATGGATAGATCAGGCTATGAGCCGAATGAGGCACATGCAAGGGGAAATCTCGCGCCTAAAGGAAGAGAACGCACAACTCAAAGCCTACAGGAAGTTCGCAGAACATAGAATCTTGAGAAGCGAAGCAGAATAAGATAAACTTCAGGCTATGCACTGAAATATCGTGCGAAAGGACTGAAATGATGTCGTTAACACTAAAGTTATCAATTGGAAATAAACAATTTAAAAATATTGGGAGGAGAGTATGACTCCTAATAGGAAGGGTGCGGGGAGACCATCAGGAAGCCCCAACAAGGCAACATCAGACGCTAGGATAGCTATAGCTTCATTTGTGGATGGAAACGCTTATAGGCTCTCTGGATGGCTTGATCAAGTAGCCAATGGAGTGCGTAAGAAGGATGAGAACGGTGAGCCCACTGATGAGTATGTCATCCCACCGAATCCAGCGAAGGCGTTTGACCTGTTCCAAAGCGTAGTGGAGTACCACATCCCCAAACTGGCAAGGACTGAAGTAACTGGATCGGATACTGCACCAGTGATCATTGAGCACAACATCAATGTGTTTGGCCAGTTGTTGGAGAACATCAAGGCATCGCGTCAGAGCCAATGAGTGAAGTCATTGATGATGTCCTACTGGATCCCAAGACTCAGGAAGAGTTCTTTAAGCTATCAGTAGTCGATCAGACAGTATTCCTATGGCAGTACCAGTGGCTGAAGGAGAAGGCGCATAAGCATCAGATTGAGCCATCAGGGGATTGGTGGAGTATTTGGCTGATGCTCGCTGGTCGAGGGGCAGGCAAGACGAGAGCCGCCTCGGAATGCTTGGCATGGTGGGCATGGAGTCAGCCTGGCACACGGTGGTTGGTGTCTGCTCCCACGTCCAGTGACCTAAAAGGAACCTGCTTTGAAGGCGACAGTGGGCTCATGACCATCATTCCCCCCATGCTGATTGAGAAGTACAACTCCAGTCTCCATGAGATACACCTGACCAATGGATCCTTCATCAAGGGGATCGCTGCCTCGGAGCCTGAGCGCTTCCGTGGCCCTCAGTTCCATGGTGGATGGTGTGATGAGTTGGCAGCGTGGGAGTACATCCAAGAAGCGTGGGACATGATGCAGTTCGGTCTCCGCTTGGGTAAGAAGACCAAGCTGATCTGCACCACAACTCCAAAGCCCAAGGACTTGATCCTTGATTTGGTCGGGCGTGAGGGGGATGACGTGGCCATCACCAGAGCCTCGACCTACTCCAACATAAAGAATCTGGCGGAGAACTTCCAGAAGCAGATCCTCCAGTACGAATCCACCAAGCTCGGACGCCAAGAGATCTATGCTGAACTGATTGACCCCGAGGCGGATGGTATCGTCAAGAGGGATTGGTTCAGACTATGGCCAGATGGTAAACCCTTCCCCAAGCTTGAGTATGTCATCCAATCCTATGACTGCGCAACCTCGGACAAGACATACAACGACCCTACAGGATCAATCACGCTAGGCGTGTTCAAGCCACTGGATGGAGGTATGTGTGTCATGGTGCTCGACTGTTGGCAAGAACACCTACAGTATCCTGATCTCCGCCCCAAAGTCCTTGAGGAGTTCGAGGTGGCATATGGGGAAGGACGAGAGAAGAAGCTCGTGGACGTGGTTCTGGTGGAGGACAAATCCGCTGGCATCTCATTGATCCAAGACTTACAGAGGGCGCACATCCCAGTCATTGCATACAACCCTGGGCGAGCCGACAAGATACAACGGCTATCCATCGTGGCCAATATCATCAAAGCAGGTCGAGTGTGGGTGCCTGAGTCATCCGTCCGTAAGGGCTATGTAAAGGACTGGGCTGAAGGCATGGTGAGCCAGATCTGCTCCTTCCCTGAGACCGCACACGATGAGTTCGTGGACTGTATCAGCCAAGGGCTCAGGTACCTCAGAGACGCTGGGTGGATCAGCATTGACATGCCAAGGCGTGATCCATTTGAAGACAGTGACATCTTGGATGCGGACGAGCATAACAACAGAAGCCGAGCCAACCCATATGCTCAGTAAGGTGGTAACGTTACCACCTCAACCAACTGGTAACGTTACCACTTGGGGTTGAACCAAACATAGATCAAGGGCATAATCTGACCATGGCTAAGAAACCCACACTAGACGAGATGCGCCTTGCTCTGACCAAGGTGATGCCGACCCATCAGCGTGAGGCGAATAAGGCTAAGTTCCTTGAGCCAAGTAAAGCAAAAGAACGCCTATATCATGCCACTGGCGCAGATATAAAAGAGTTTGATGAAAGCAAAATAAAGCGCCCTTATTTTGGACATGGCTTTCATTTAACGGAATCGCCAACATTGGCAAACTTTTATGCAGATCAGCATAAAGAAAATCAAAATGTGATGCCTGTTCATGCTCAGATTAAAAATCCGTTTGTTATGAAGTCCATGACGGATTGGTATGATGTACCAGGCAACACTGATAAAGAACGCACAGACTGGATTAAAAGCCAAGGCTATGATGGAATTGAGTATCCACATGGAGCGCCTTACAACGCACCCCATGAGTCTGGAAAAGCTTTTGTAGCCTTCCACCGACATCAGATCAAGTCAGCCATCGGCAACCGTGGCACTTATGATATCAATGAGTCAGATATCAACAAAGCCAAGGGTGGTAACGTACACATGGCTGAAGGTGGGTCAAACGACGATTATCGTGGAAGCCATCAAGCACCAGGCCCACACTTTGGCGCACCCATGCACGATGTAACACAGGGAATGTACCCTGAAGATTTTTATGGCCCAAATGGTGCTCGTTATTATGGAAACATAAATGAACCAATTGACAGAGAAGCACATCGCCAAGTGTTGAGCGTCAGGGGTAAACCAGATGCTATGGTTACCATACACAGAGCAATCCCAACGCATGTGCATGAAGCCGCAATGAAGACTGAAGACCCCATAAAGCACATGATCCGTCATGGCGATTGGGTTGCAATTCATAAAGGTTATGCAAAGATTCACGGTGAAGGGCCACTTAAAGGAAAATACAAGATTGCTAGCATGCGCGTCCCTGCCAAGCATGTATGGACTGATGCGAACTCAATTCATGAATGGGGTTACCATCCAGAAGAAAAAACTGTTGCCAAAGCCAAGGGTGGAGTTACTCATGCTCACCATCTTGAGATAGAAGAAAGACCACTATGAATGAACTTGTTGGAAAAGGTAGACCGTTCTATTCAGCTATGGACATGGGGGCTAAGGCTCTTAAGCGTAAGGTAGGAACTGGCGCTGAGTTCCTCAAGGAGTTGATGGCGTTGCCTGGCGTCAAACCCACCGAGTTGAAAGAGCGTGGACTAGAAGAGTTGATGAATGCGCCTAAGATGACGCATGAGCAGTTCCTTGGTCAACTGGCAAGAAAACCAGCGCCCAAGATCAATGAGAAGGTACTGACTGAAGGTGGCAACGACGAAACAATCCAAGAGTTAATAGACAGAGATGCTAGAGAATACGCTAATCGAGAGATTGGAACTAGCCCAAGGATGCGTGATGATTGGTCAGAAACTTATGATGACTTCGTTGAAAACGCCAATCAGAATAAGTATTTACAATACCAAAAAGAAGCTGACAAGTTAGTTAGACAAGGATTGGCTGAACCTGCATCTGCTCACTCCGAATACACATTGCCTGGTGGTGAGAACTACAGAGAGATGTTGATTAAAGACCCACAAGGTAAGTTTGGAGGCGTCCCAGCACACTTTCATGGCGAGCCTAACATCATAGCTTCCATGCGTCTTAAAGACCGTACAGGCCCTAACGGTGAGAAGCTACTGCACCTTGAAGAATTGCAGTCAGATTGGCATCAGCAAGGGCGTGAGAAGGGATATGGCCCTAAATATAATCAGATACATAAAGCCTTTTATGTAACACCTGATGGGGAAAAAGTTGATATTATTTATCGTGATTCTAAAGAAGAATTAGATAAATGGCTTGATTATTCTGGATGGAACAAATACCCAGTAGATATTCAATACGAAACTGACAAAATAAAAACTGGTGAAGGTGTTCCTGATGCCCCATTCAAGAAGAACTGGGAAGAGATGGCCATCAAGAGATTGATCCATCACGCTGCGGAGAAAGGCTACCATGGAATCGTCGTGACCCCTGGCAAAGAGCAAGCAGACCGCTACAGTTTGGCACAGCATGTTGATGAAATATCACACTACCCAAGAAAAAATTTGCTTACGGGAGAAACATCTAAGGGTGTTCGCATTGACATGAAACATGGAGATGGTATGGAATTTGGACTCAACCATGAGGGTATTGTTGATACCGTCAATCATTCAGATTACGAAAACTACAAAGGAAAACACATATCTGATATTGTTGGCAAAGAACTGGCCAAAAATATTATGGGTGACGTGCGTGGACAAATATCTGGTGAAGGATTGACCTTCGGTGGCGAAGGCATGAAGGGCTTTTACGACAAGAAAGTTCCCAACATATTCAATGCCGCGGGTAAGAAGCATGGCATCAAGATGGAGTTGCATTCCCATGAAAATGGAATTAAAGACCCCAATGCGCCAACTGTTGCTCGCCATGTAATTGTCCGTGATGCTGACAACAATTATTGTTTGCAAGACACGCATAGCGATAGATTTGCTGAACCAGAGATATATCCAACACAAGAAGAAGCGCAAGCGGCAATAGCAAAAACAATTGATAGACGCATTCCTCTTCACCACTTCCCAATCACTGAGCCAATGCGCAAAGACATATTAACCAACGGACTTCCACTGTACAAGACAGGTGGAGTTGTCCATAAAGCCGAAGGAGGCAACGTGCAACCTACAATCGAACAAATGCGCATGGCGCTACAAAACAAGAGTACGTTCCCTAAGTATGGCATTCAGTCCATCGGAGCCAATGAAGCGCCTGACTTGTCTCCCAAGTATTACATCCAACCCAATAGAGATGGCAACTTAGGTGTTGGTGGTGTGGACATGGATAACATAACCCCTGGGATGCAATTGGTAAAGCAAGAAATACCAAACATGAATCCACCCAATAGTCCCAATGCTCCACAAGCCCCACAAAGCCCGTTGGGAGCACCTCCAAGCCCTCAAGGTGGACAAAGCAATATCCTTAACCTGACACCACAAGGACAAGCATTGGGCGCTATGAGCCCTCCTCAGCCACCACAAGGATTAAAAGAAGGTGGTGATGTCAAACCAAAAAAACTTACGGTTGATCAAATAAAACAATTAATGTTTGAAAAAGCGCAAGAAGGTTTGTCCAAGCCATCTGAAATCTTGGGAAAGCATGAGGGAAAGTATCTTCACTTAACTGAAGCAGATCGCGCTAAGGTTGAAAAGCGATTGAATGGAATGCGTGGTGGCGTAGGCTTTTCCCAAATTGGATTAGAGAATCCTGATTACATGCGAAGAGTTTGGGGAGTCGGAAAGCCTGGAGTTGTGTCCAAGCTATTAAATCGTCAAACAAGAGGATTGTCACCTGAAGATCAAGCTATCTGGAGCACATTCATTGGAACACCTGAAATGCACACCTCTAACCAATTGGTGTTCAATAGGATGTGGAATAAGTTCCAAGAAGCTAAAAAAGAAGGCAAACTCAGTCCTGAGCTAGAAGCAAAGATGCTTGACATTATGCGTTCAGCCATGACCAAGGCGACTAAAAAAACGCCAGCCAAACCAATTTTTGAGCCTGATGTAAGCTTTGACAACACGCATCATTTGTTTGATACATTTGAACGTCGTCGAGTTCTTGCTAATTTAATGGCTGGCAAACAGATCGGTGGAAAAAAAGGGCAAATCTTTGACGCATCTAAAATGATTGAAAATACAACCGATCCTAAATTGTTGCATGCCCCATCATTGTCGGTTGGCCCACACTTGTTTACATTGACAGGTGAAAGTTCTTACGAGCCACATTTGAATGCAGCATTTCCCCATATGCTTCATGGAGAAACTAGTTCTGACACTTTCCAACAAATTCCATTTGAGCACGCAGCTCCTGAGTTTGTGCAACAGATCATGAAAGAAAAGGGAAGAAAGCCAGGTTACATGGACATTGTCCGTAGAATGCCACGTCAGCATATTTCAGAAGAATATTTGACCAACTTGCAAAAGATGGGATACAAAAAAGGTGGCAAGGCAAAAGAATCTATAGATACAATGCGCTACGCTTTGACCAAAACTAAAAAGGCTAAATGATGGCAACACAAGACGATATGAACATTGACGAGCAAGACGATGGTTCTGCTCTTGTTGACATGCCTGAGATGGAAACCGAAGAGCAAGAAGACGGCTCAGCGATTGTCACCATACCAAGCAGTGGCCCAGAAGAGAATCCAGACTTTTATGCAAACATGGCAGAAGACTATGACGAAGGTGAACTTCGTACTATTGCCATGCGCTACATGGACTTAGTCAAGAATGACAAAGAAGCCCGTGAACTAAGAGATAAGCAATACGAAGAAGGATTAAAGCGTACTGGCATGGGAAATGATGCCCCTGGCGGTGCTACCTTCATGGGAGCGTCTAAGGTTGTGCACCCAGCGATGGCTGAGGGTTGCGTTGACTTCGCTGCTCGCGCCATCAAAGAGATGTTCCCACCAGATGGCCCTGTCAGGACTAAGATCCTTGGCAAAGTCGATGAGATGAAGACTCAGAAGGCTGAGCGTAAGCGTGACTATCTGAACTGGCAGATCACTGAGCAGATTGAAGAGTTCAGGGATGAGCAAGAACAGTTGCTGACTCAGTTGCCCTTGGGTGGATCACAATACTTCAAGCTATGGTTTGATGAGGATAAGAAGCGCCCATGCGTGGAGTTTTTGCCAATTGATAGGGTGATACTACCGTTTGCAGCGACCAACTTCTATACAGCCCAACGAGCTGCAGAGGTGCACGAAATCACGCATTGGGAGTTCAACCGTCGCATTGCCAGTGGCATGTACCGTGATGTGAATGTTATCCAAGCGGTGTCCGAGCCCGATCAAACTAAACCACAGAAAGCCAACGACAAGATTGAAGGTAAAAAGTGGGAAGACAACAAAGACGGATTGCGCAAGGTTTACCACATCTACACCTACCTTGAGTTGGAAGAAGACAAGTACAGCAAGGGCAAGATGGTTCCTTACATCTTGATGATTGACGAGCTAGACAATGAGGTTGTTGGTTTGTACAGGAACTGGGAAGAAGAAGATGAGACCATGACCAAGTTGGATTGGATTGTGGAGTTTAAGTTTATCCCTTGGAGGGGTGCATATGCGATTGGTCTCCCTCATCTCATTGGTGGATTGTCCG